ACGTTACAGCAAGGGAAAGAGCAGGCTACTGATGTTGTCATTAAAAAATTTACACCCCTACCAACAGCGCCTAGTGCAGGAGAGCAAGACCCAGCCTCACATGGGACTGCTGATGGACATGGGACTGGGCAAGACGATCACGGCGCTGACAATACTCAGCCAACTTGAGGGCAAGACGCTGATCATTGGCCCCAAGGCCGTCATTAAAAATGTTTGGAAACAAGAGGCAGAAAATTGGACGCACACAGAGAAGATGAAGTTTGCCCTCATTGTGGGAACACCACAGGAGCGCATGAAAGCGTTGCAGAGCGATTCGACCGTGTATTTGATCAATGTAGAAAACGTGGTATGGATGTTCGAGCAAGCCTCATTGCCGCGTTGGAAGACATTAGTGATCGACGAGTCGAGCAGGTTCAAAAACCCGTCTTCAAAAAGATGGAAATCACTAAAAGCACAACTAAAGAATTTCGAGCATCGGTATATCCTGACGGGGACACCAACACCCAAGTCGTACTTAGACCTGTGGACCCAAGTCGGTATACTGGATTTGGGCCAACGACTCGGGAAATCGATGACTTCCTACAAGGAGAAGTTCTTCGAGCCAGATACAAGGGATCGCAGGACGGGGATGGTCTGGAGTTGGAAGCTAAAGCCAAACGCAAAGGAGCAGATTGACGCCCTGATTGGGGACATATGCGTGTCCCTGCGCAAGGAGGACTATCTGACCATGCCACAGCGGCAGGACGTCGTGCACACCATTGAGTGGGAGAAGGAAGCCAAGCAGGCCTACAACACCATGCGCAAGAACATGGTGTTGCAAGTTGAAGAGGATATTCTCACAGCGGCGTCTGCCGGCGTGCTCACGGGCAAGCTACTGCAAATGACCGCGGGGTCTATCTACTCAGAGACCAAGGAGGTGGTGCACATCCACGACACCAAACTGGAGTACCTGACCGACATGTTGGACGACACGCCGACCATTGTGTTCTACAACTTTAAGCACAGCCTAAAACGGCTTCAGGGCGCTTTTCCTGACGCGGTGCTACTCAGCCCTGACGACGAGAAAACAATCGCCCTATGGCGCTCTGGTAAGGTCTCAGTGCTACTGTGCCACCCTAAAAGCGTGGGCATCGGACTGAACCTACAGTGCAACGTGGGCGACACGGCGCAGATCGTTTGGTTCGACCTGCCATGGTCCAGTGAAGACTACCTACAAGCCAACGCGCGCCTGTTCAGACAGGGGCAAGAAAAGCCTGTGATTATTCATCACCTGACCATGCAAAAAAGTATTGACAGTCAGGTCATGGACGTGCTAGAAGGGAAGATCGACATGCAAAACGCGTTAATGAACGCCCTCAAACTACAATGATCAAAGTAAACGCCACAATTCGCAGGCTTTCAGACGAAGAGCCGGATCCTATCGAGCACGAGGATTCGTCCTCCGAGCCCACGATGAACGGCATGGGGTGGGCGCCATGGGACGCGGACACCGTACAGGACGTGTACAACGTGGTGTCTGAAAAATTGTCGGCGCAACAAAGGGAAATCATTGAGGCGCATTTGTCTGGGTATAACTACCACGATTTAGCGGTGACAGAGAAGTACTGGCGCTACCACTACGGGGCGGCAATTGCAAAAATACGAAAGGAGTTAAAATTGTGAACGGGTACATAGTAGAATACGTTAACCAAGGGTGGCCAACAATAGACGTCCAAATTGACGCCAAACACCCCATGTTCGAGAAAGGTCAAGACGTGCTGTCAATCTGGCACTTTGAGAACGAAGAAGAGCATGATTTCATACTGCGGGATTTACGCAGGTTTCGAGAACAGCAAACTAAAGGATTAGCATAATGTCAAATGAAGCAACAAATTTATTAGCATCTTTGGGCGTAAAACCAAAAGAGCAACGCATTCAGGAAATGGCCGGAGCGGTGACAAGATTAGTGGTAAACGAGGCATTGCGTGAGGCAAAGGCCCGTGCGCAGGTGCGTGACGCAAATACTCAGGTGCAGAAGGTCGAAAAGCCCTCTCAAAATGGGTAATTCTATATAGGAAAGGCTTTTTTAGGCCTTGAATATAAGGTAACACCATGTCAACCAAATCCAAATACGAGTTTAAGCCGGAGATGTGCGACCAACTGATAGAGTTGGGTAAGACAGGCGCGTCTCAAAAAATGATGTTTGCAAGCATTGGAATCACTTCCGGCGCCGCGCAGACGTTCAAGAAAAACCACCCAGAGTTTGCGGAAGCACTGGACATGGCTGTCACCCACAGCCAAAGCTTCTGGGAGACCATGTTATTGGCCAACGTAGAAAACAAGGCCTTTAACAGCAGGGTGGCAGAGATCGCGCTGAGAGGCCAATTTGGCGACACGTACCGCGAAGACCGAAACAGCAAAGTCGAGGTCAAGGCTGACATTGTGTTGGATTTTTCTGGTGCAGTTACCGACCTAATTACGGCGCTCAAAAAAGCGGCGTAACATATCGTCGGTAGTTGTTAACAACTGCCGACATTTTGTAAGCCCCGAGAGGGGCTTTTTCACCTTTGCATAAAGGAGAGCATCATCGCTACACACGCACTACTCAGTGCCTCAGGGTCCAAACGTTGGATGTCTTGCACACCAAGCGCGCGACTAGAGGCCGTACTCCCCGAACCTAAACGAAGATCAGGCGCGTTTGACTTCAGCCAAGAGGGCACCACAGCCCACACCATGGCAGAGGCCAAGCTACGCCGGCAGTTTGGTCAGATAACGGCCAAGGAGTACAACGAGGCCATTGCAGAGGTCAAGGCAACACCCTACTATGACGAAGAGTTTGAGGCGTACGTAGACAACTACGTGCTTTACGTTCGTTCGCAAATTGGTGAGGGCGACACACCTTACTTTGAGCAACGGGTGGACTTCAGCGAGTGGGTGCCAGACGGCTTCGGCACAGCCGACGTGGTCATAATGAGTGACAGCAAGGTGAGGGTGATTGACCTGAAGTTTGGCAAGGGTGTGGCGGTGGACGCCGAGGACAACCCACAACTGAGGCTGTACGCCCTTGGTGGTTGGTACAAGTACAAGGACGTGCACCCAAACATTACCCACGTTGAATACACGATCCACCAACCCCGCAAGGACAGCATCACCACTGAAACGGTGACGCTAGAAAGTTTGCAGGATTGGGCCGAGCATGTAGTCAAACCTAAGGCCAAGAAAGCGTACGCCGGCCAAGGGGATTTTGTGGCGGGAGACCACTGCCAGTTCTGCAAGGCCAAGTCACAGTGCAAAGCCCGCGCAGACTTTAACAACGTGGCCGCGGCGGCCGATTTCAAGGCGCCGGCACTCCTGTCAGAAACCGAGTTGATAAAGATACTCTCAGACGCGGCTAAGACACGCAAGTGGCTTTCTGACGTTGAAGAGTATATGTTGACACAGGCAACGGACCATGGCATAGTGCCTACCGGTTACGAGTTGGGGGAGACAAGCACAAACCGTAAAATAGAGGCGCAAGAAGATGCTGTGAAAAAGTTACAGAAAGCTGGAATTGATGATATATTCACCACACCCAGTTTAAAATCTGTGGCACAATTGGAAAAGCAGGTAGGCAAGGGGCACCTCCAAGATATTCTTGGTGACCTGATTGTCAAACCTGAAGGCGAGCCGAAGTTGGTCCCGTCAAAAGTGAAAGAAGAGTTTGGGTCTTGAGAGCCACCTATTTTAAAGTGCTCTCGAATTAGTAAACAAGGAGGCCAAGATGGCCAAGAACGAAAAAGTGGTTACCGGTAAAGTGCGTTTTTCTTATGCTAACGTGTTCAAGCCCGTTGCAAGTGAAGAGGGCAAAACTCCCAAGTACTCCGTGTCGGTAATTATCGACAAGAAGGACAAGGAGACGATCGATAAGATCAACGCGGCTTTTGAAAAGGCCAAAGCGGCAAGTGCGGCCTATTTTGGTGGCACGGTGCCTAAGGGCCTTAAAGGCGGCCTGCGTGACGGTGACGCTGAGAAGGACGACTCTGCGTACGAAAATGCGTTTTTCATCAACGCCAATTCCGTGCAAAAGCCCGGCGTTGTGGACGCTGAGTTGAACGCAATCATTGACCCAGAGGAGTTCTACTCTGGTTG